GCCCAAGTCCTCTGGGGTGATTATTTTAGATGTGTCAGACCATTGTAGTGATCGACTGGTTAGCGGCCTGCCAGAGCCAGTGCGCCTGTCCTGCAATAAGTCATACGCTGTAATAGGCTGATCTAAAACGCCCACGCCCTCACCAAACATAGATGCATTATAGTCAGGGTTATTGTTTAAGGCGTACTGTGCATCCACATCCAAGAGCCCTACATTGCGTAATTGCCCGTGCTGATTGACTCCTAACTGGTCCTGCCGCGCTGTAGCTACCCGTGCCTGCCCTGCACTTAGACTTCCCTGATTTCGCAACTCACGGTCAATAGCATTGGTTAGCTCCATCCTTACGCCCGCAGGGGTAGCCTCCCAGATAGCCATAGCATCAGGATGGTCACTGCCACGCCATGCAGGTATTCTGCTCGCAATTATTTTGTCCATTTGATTGACGGTACTCTGAGGAGCGTTAGCGAGATTGTAGTTGATCATGGTCTTGCCAATGCCGGTATAGAAATCACTAGACTTTCCAAACCCGCTGTACGGCAACAAAAAGACATCTTGCCCGCCAGTATTTTTCTTGAGCTTTTCAGCACGCTGTATAAATTTGTTTACAACGCCCTCGTCACTTTTCCATAGGCTGTCACCATAGAATATGTGATCGATACCGGTGTTTAAATCTACGGGTCTGGCGAGCGGCTGATTGCCTATGCCTGCAAGCGTAACCCCGTGCGCAGTAACGTCAGACTCCGGAAACAATACACCACGGCCTTCCAGATCAGACAGCTTGAAGGTAGGTTGCTCAGTCCTAACATCGTTAATGTAATTGGGGGCGAAAAAAGGTTCTATGTTTTTGCCGGTGCTGTTGCTGAAGCGGTAGTTAACATTCTCTGCAGGGATTATTGGCTGATCCAAAAGCTTGTCCAAGCCAATCATGTTTAGAATGCCATCGATTCTATCTCTTGCCATCGTGCCTACTCAGGTTGTGCGTGAATGGGGCCGATTATACCACGTTTAAACGATGCCCTGAAGGTTACGCCTGATAGGCTCTCCCCAGTCATTTGTTGGCCTGTAACCCACCGCCAGATACCTAAAAGCGTCTGCACAGTGCGAGGTCCAATCATGCAATGGCTTGCCGCGCCAGACCATGTTCTTATCATCGTAATCTCTGCGGTACTGCCTGAGCGCATCAACGCCACGCTCGCATTTCTGCAGGTCAAACCAACAGCGGCCTATCATGGTTCTAGCCGCCTGTATGCCATCATCAACGCCTAGCTGTGGAGCAATAGTAACCGGCCTTACTGCCAGTGTATCGAGAGTCTCTAGCCTAGACTTGCCTGTGCCCATCTCGCGGACCCTGACATCGTGCGGCAGGATATGGCTCTCGTAATGGTACCCCTTGTCTGCTAGCACCTTGGCATAATGATCCAGACCCACGCCACTGCACTCATAGTAGTCTATAAGGCGCACCTCTTGCCCTACCATCTGCGCAAACCAAATAGCAGTGCTATCGCCTACCCCTAAATCCCAAGCCGTTACAACGCCAACAGAGCGCTCGTATGGCACCACAGTAAGCCGGCCTTCGTTGTTTGCTGAGCGCATTTCTTCAGCGTAATAAGCACCGTCTGCATGGATCAGCATATCGCCATTCCAGATGTGATCATAAAGGTCAGGGCGCTTGGCCTTGTCCTCTAAACGCTCGTTGTTGAGCACTGTCGGGAAATACGGATTGTCCTGCCAGTTGATCTGGACTATCTTGCTATCTGTCGGAGGATCGATTCTGAAGCGTCTGTGCGTAGCTGAGCGCTTTGTCTCAGGGTTCCATGTGACCCATATCTCAGAGCCCTCCTCACGCACTGTAGGGATTAGCTTCTGCCATGCGCTGTCTGACACCCCCTCTGCTTCATCTACCCATGCAAGGATAATGCGGGCCTTTGACTTAATGCTGTCGAGGTTCCTGCGCAGTCCAGAGAACACATAGTTGATTCTGCCATCACGGGACCTGACAAACTTCTCGCCAATCTCGTAATAAGAGCTGAGCCAGTCAACGCTACGGATAGCTGATTTGATTTCTTCTAGGCTCGACTCATCGAGAGAGTTTAAGTGCTCACGGGCACAGAGTATCTGGCCGGTGCCGCCACTCATGCCCCACTGATATCCTTTCACTGCAGTCATCAGGGCAAACGATCTAGTCTTGCCTGAGCCTCGCCCGCCATAGGCACCTCGATAGCGAGCTTCACCATCAAATATCGAGACTATTTTGGGGGGCAGTCGTATCTCTGCTTTAGTGGATATCTTCTTCATCAGGCATGGGCTCAGCTATCAACGTCACCGTAGTGGGTTGCATTGAAAAATCACTGCTCACATGGTCAACCTGCTGTTTGTCGCCATACTTTCTTGGAGACATTCGCGCTACCTTCCACTTGCGGGAATCAACACGGAGCCTAGCACGTTGGATTGCATTAGAGTCAGCATCCTCAGCAAGCTCATCTGCAATGTCTACAATCTCGTCAGCATAGAAATCAGCCTGACAATCACGGGCTCTCGCGTACTGCTCCGAAAATCCAATCTTGTCTGCGTCTGTTACCCACTTCATTAAGGTGCTGAGTGCCGGCATTGAGTCATCACGGCAGATTTGACGGGCACTCTCGCCCAGAGCCAATCGCCTACAGATGGTGCTCGCTAGTTCATCATTAAATATTGTTGGTCTGCTCATCGTTCTTCACATATACAAGGGTTTTGATAACATCGACATGATTTCTCTAGACGCTGATGCGCTAAGTAGATCACCTCATCTAGTAGCAGGGGATCGCGGTCATTAAGGGCCTGAGCAAAGTCGTTTACCAACTCTACGTCTGCCTCATGCATATCATCATCTATCGTTACGCGAATCATGGCCCGATTATATCACTCTAGCTGAGAGTCTTGTATCGATTCACTCCAAGCAACCTCGCTTGGCATATTGAGATGGCACTGATCGCAAATGCCATAGGCCACATCCTCCTCGACACTCAACCAGTATTTGAGCTCAAACCCACAGTCATCACAGAATAGCTTTTTAAGCGTCATGCTTCTAGGTGACTCATTACCCTTTCGGTTAAGAGTAATCACCTTAGCCATCAGTCTAGCGCCTCCTCTGGGTACTGGTAGTACAACAACAGCTCGCAGTAATGCATGGCCTTTTTGATATCCTCAGCACCGTTTTTACCCTTGTGTCGAGTAACGTACTTAACAATGTTGGCCTGAAAGTAGTCTAACTCATTTGCCGCAATATACTCGATAGGCTGTATAGCCATCTTGTAGTGACTGCCGCCCTCTTGCTTATCCAACGGATTCAAGCGCCACCTCCTCTTTTTCTCCAAAGGTTCTGTACAGGTAATCTAGGCTAATAGGCATCTCATCAAACTCGCCATCCTGCACCTCATTGAGCACCCAGATGCCGCGCCAACTATTGTTGGTCTGGTAGTTAAGGTAGTCCTCATCATGCGTGTAGAATATGCCGGCAAATATACCGGTCAGCCGCTTGCCATCAGCCCTCTTGTTAAACGCTATGGCCCTATCCTGAACGTGACCCATTACCGTGCTCATATGAAGCTTTTTAAGCATTAGCTCTGGGCTCGATACCGGCCTGCCCATAACGCCACTGCAGTGATAGTGAGCGTAGCAAATACCATCGATCACAACCGGCTTTAGAAAATCATGCACCTCCCAACCCATCTCTTTGAGCTTGAGGTCATCATAGGATATTAGGCCATCCAGTTTTGCGTCAGCTTCCAGAGCTCTCTCAATGCGATACTCATGGTTGCCGATAGTGAACACCAGTCTGGGATTCCACTGCTTTTTCTTGTCGTGTTTAAGTTTGGCCTGCTCTGCCCTGATTGGCCCTAAGAACGCTTCCATTGCCTCTATGCCGGCTTGTACATCCTCGACATACCTGCGGCCTTCAAAAGATTTACTGCCTTTAGCGTCATGGCTAGATAGGGAAGGGAAGTCCCAGTGGTCCCCAATGTGTACGATTACATCGGGTTTGATTTTTACAGCATATTCGCCTGCCCATCTCAGGTGGTCCCAATTCTGGTTCGGCTTTGTCTGCGTATCAGGAATCACCATATGCCTTGGGCGTACCTGACGATTAAAAAGTTTGAATACTTGCCACATAAATCCAAAACCTCCTAACGCCAGTATACACCCTTTGGTGAGTTGAGCAATTAGTAGCTATCGGCCTGCAGAATCGCCTCAATTGCCTTTTTTTGCTGTGGCTTTACCCACGCATGAAATTCAACCAAACCCTCCTCTCTGCGCCTTTCTCGCATCTCTCGCATGATCTGCGCCTTTGGCTTTGGCTTTACCTCTTTACGAAATATTGCATCATACTTCTCTGCAAACCCAGTCCGGTCAGGAATGGGGCGCGGAGCTGAACCCTTACCCATTGTCACTCTCCAATTCATATTCAGCCACCATGCACTTCTCGCCAAATCTATTGTACACCGGCACCTGAGTTGATTTTACTTTATAACCCATGCACTTCAGGTCATAAACCCTAGCCGCTAAACGGCTGATACCTAGCTCTTGCCAAGCGTTGAGGGTGGTCAGCTTGCCACCCCCACTTAGATATTGAGCTACTCTTTCACTTTGACTTAGATTTTCCATACATCCTCCTAGTGATTAATTGATTAAGCTTCACACAGACCCTGCGCACTAAATAGCTTGTCGCGGAGCGTATCTTCAATGCTAAGGTATATAGCGTCACGGTACCAATCTGCAAAAGACAGACTGTCACTATCACTACCAACCACAGCATTAAAATGCAGGCGTTTAGTATCACCAAAAGCCGCACAGTGATAAAAGACATCCTCATGCTCCTCCATGCTAATGTTTTCTTTATCAGCGTATATCAACTGCAGTGACTCGAATAGTCCACGGAAGCTCTTAGCATTGCGGTACAGCACCTCGATAAAAAGCTCACC